CCGCTTTGGCCTTTGACGACCAGCGACGCGAGAATGACCTCTTGATTGACGATGATCTCCAACTGCGAATTCATCACCTGGTTGGTCAGATTAACCGGTGTCGACATCGTCCAGGGATTATAGACATTGCAGACAACAATCGGGCTCGCGTTGTTCTCGACGAACGCGTAATCGTAAAGCTGACAGAGTGGATAACCAGAGCCCTTCGTCCAATTGCTCGAGTAGCCGATCTGCGTTTCCCAGTCAGCAGCGCTATCGCAGCGCACATTGACATTGATGAGCGAATTGTAGCCACTCGGCGACCACGACAGCCCTGGCACGCTTCCAATCGGAGCTGCACCGACCGCATAAATCGAAGCCGCGTTTGCTTCAATCACCGGTACAACGGTATCGAGCAAATCTTGCGAGATGACGCCTCTAGGATTCTGCTGGCTCATAAATTATCGGTGTCTACGTAGCGGAGGGTGGACCAAGGTGCGCCCCTTGGGCGGTTGCGACGCGATCTTGGCTTTTTCAAAAGCATTCGAGCCTGGAGGCGGCCGGTGCATGAAGTTCTCGAGCAACTGAAAGTGATTAGCGAATGCGGAGTCGGCCTGCATTGCTTGCGCGATTCTTTCGGGAATTTCCTCCCAGTCTGGGAACAGCATGCCAAAATGGAGGTTCAAGTCTATTCGGCGCGGGCCTACGTAGATAATCGGGCTACTCACAGAAAAGATTTACTTTTCAGCGATTAGGAAGCTCGTCAGGCGGGAGCGGCGGTGCACTGACATCATACCAACCGTCTTGACCGCCTTCGATCCCAACCTCTCCTTGACTGGCCTCGACTCCAAGCGACGACAGCGGAAACGCCGGTGAGGCCGAGCGAATCGTAAACTGGCAACTCATACCGCCTACGAAGTACGGAAAGAAATCTTTAAACGAGTCGACAACTTCCATAAAATGGATCGGATCATCAGTCAGCACAAAGTTGCCTACCTTGACGAAGTACAACAAATAATGCGCGATCCTTGTCATGAGATTCTGCACGTCCATGTAACCCTGCCGGTTCGGGTCATCGTCCCAGCATAAAATCATGATATTGACCTCACACTTGCCGCTTGCGCGCGTATAAAATCCTTGCGTTGCTCTGACGGCAATGGTCGGCGCTTTATCCTGTGTTGGCGCTTCCGGGCCAGCGTAATAGGACGGAACAAAGCCCTGCACGACTGTGATTGGCACGGGCACGGCGCCACGGTCGATGGGCGATTTGAGCCGATAATCCCTAACCCATTCGCTGATCTCTTCAACCAGACAACGTTCTAAATCCAGGGGTGTTGCCCAGAAAGCGCCACGGTCGCCGTTCATACGTGTTTATGTCTCTCGTACTTCGCGCGGTTGCCGGCAAGCGCTTCGCTGACCCAGAACGCCATGCGTTTGCGCAACTGCTCGCGTACGTGTCCTTCAATCTCGGGGAGAATCTCGCGATCCTCGCGCGCCATGTTCGCAATCGAGAGCCCGGTGATACTGCGCACTGGGTAACGCTCAGCGCCAGGCTGGCGTTTAAAAATCCCGAATCCATACTGCATAATTGCGCCAAATGCTTGACTGATCGATGAGCGAGTCCCGCGGATTTCCATGATATCAACGCCGACATCGGTCTGCGTCGGTAGAAATTGTTTCACGGGGAACCTTTTACCCTGAAACCTGATTATGGCGGTCTCACGTCCCGAATTGACCTTAGACGCTTTGATCCCTTTCTGGATCGGTCCTTGAGTATCGAAATAGTACCGTGTGAAGATTGCTTGAGTAGCTGCAGCTTTGCCGCTAACGCTGACGTCATTAAGAGTGCGCATAATAGCCCAGTCAGCAGCGCCGGGGATGTTTTCGAGCGTTTTACGCGCCTGCTCAAGATCGGGTAGCTCGATTGAGACCATGATAATACCCTAGGTTCGTATTCGCGATCCTGCGCACGTCGCGCCCGAGCGCCCGCCACTCTTCGAGAAATCCGTAAATACCAGGATGTAGATCGTCGACATCATGCCATAGAAATACTCCTTGGCCATTGCATAGCTGGTAGCATTTCTCGCTGTCATTTTTCACGTATTCGTACGAATGCGAACCGTCGATAAAGAAGAAAGTCGGCGCTGGGTTGCCGACGTAGAAATCCCAAAACTTAGTATCGGCTAAATGCTGTCTGATACGTAAAAACTCGGCTCGACCTGGAAAGAGACGACCAACCTGGCGCCGATTAAATAAATGCGGATCAGTGAAATGCTCGTTTGGAACAAAACTGATGGGCAAGTCGACCGTGTGAATAATGGCGCTCGGCAGCGCATGGGCCATACGTAAAGCAGTGGTTCCAACCAAGGTGCCAATTTCAAGTATTTGATACGGTCTTTCCGCAATCAAGATCGCGAGCAGAATACGAGCGAGATGATCCAAGAGCTGTCCATCCTCATACGGTAGCTCAAGCAAGTCGATCTTTGCCGGATCCAAAGGCGTGATGGTCTCAACTGATATTTCTGGGATCATCGTGAACGGAATACTTGGAGATCGAGCGTGTAAACACCGTTCTCAAGTTTCGCGCTATCGATGCGGTACTGCATTCCGTCGACATCAACATAGCTATTGGCGGCAATCCGCGCTCCTTGTGGCACGTCAGCTTCGTGGAAGACGGTCGTAATCTGGTTGTTCTGCAGCACATAGTTAGTGCCATGCGAATGCGTCCTGACGATCAGATTTTCATTCGAGATCTGCCAGAGACATTGCAGATTGACGACGATCTTGCCGGTGCCGGCCGCATTCGGTGGCGTACCTGTCCCATCAGAGAACGCAAACTGTTTAACTTCTGAATCAACCGAGAGCGCCGTATCGAGGGCACCACCTATCCCAACGAAATTATCGGTTACTTCGTTGAACGACATGATCCTTGAGCCGATCCTTTGCGAGCACAGCAAGGAGGCGCTTTTTCTTTTTCTTAGTTGCTGACGCCCGAGTTTGTCGAGCAGCAGAAGGCACTCGCATACCTGTATTTTACGTCACAAAACATGTTCGTGATAATCCGAATCTCTGCCTGCGTTGCCAAAGAGTAAATATCGACGACGATGTCGAGCCCTGCCCATTGCCCGATCATCAGCTCATTCCATTTGCCGAAAATGACTTTGTTGCCTGGAACTTGGTTTGTCGCAATGGCCCGCCGGCCATTAACCGTGCCATCGAGTGCGCCTTCCCAGAAAAACGACGGATAATATAGCGTTGTACTTCTCGGGTCAGCTTTCGCGTAAGTCTTCCATGCGCCTTTGACTGCTGGCGTTGTCAGATAGCAACCGCTTTCGTCTAAGATCTGATTGCCGGCCTCAATATTGCTTTCAAAGGTAACGATGTTCGTCCAAGTCGGATAACCAGACGGGAACGTGATCGCTGGCGCAGTTTTCGAATATGCATAGCTAGGGCCAGGTGTTCCAGGCGCATTTGCGACGACGTTTAAGATCCCTGTCGGTTGATTCGTTCCTGTTCCAGTGATTGCCACGGAGTCAATCGCGATCTGAATCACCTGCACCATGTCATCGCGAACAACGTTATCGATATCGAGCGAGCTTTGCGCCAAGAGTTGTTTGCTGTAGTTGCACCAGCCGCCTACCCTGTTCGGGCTCAGCGTGACAGCGTCCATCGAGAGATCCGACTCGGTTACCGCAGCAATTTCCGTATTCCAGCTGATCGTGCTCGGTGCGTACTGACGCGGCATTTGCAGGTTACCTTGCAAGCCTGACATGTAGCGCGCGCCCGCCTGCAGCACCGCAGTCCTGTTACGAAGGAGCGGAATCAGGGAGGGCTCAACAGTCGTTTGAATAGTCAAACCGCCTGAACCAGTCGGAGGCGTGGCAGTCAAGTCGCGAGTCTCGGAAAAAAGCGCCCAATCGGGCATGAAAAACCCGAGCGGATCCTGATGCTGCATTCGGGCAATTTCCTGCGAAACTTCAGCCTCAAATCCATCAAAGCGCCCGGTGCCTTCTTGTGCTCGCCATTTATTTCTAATCGCTCGAGTAATCGAGTAACGATTGCGGTCACGCGGTCCGAATCCTAAAGAGGGCTCGGTAACCGTAGTTACGGGTGCATTTTGCTTTGCTTTCTCGCGCAAAATGAACGTCTGAAACTCAGCAACGGTTTTGCCGCTGCGGATATATTCGGCTGCTTCCTCGAGCGCCTTGAATTGCGAACCGTAGCCTTGAATCTCGCGAATCCGCACCAATTCAGCCTCGCGAATGCTGCCAAGATCCTCTTTCTCGATTTTAACCGACGGCGCGATCACCGTGGTGCCAGTTAAATTGGTGACGGGAATATCTGACATAATCGTATTTGCTCTCTGAAGATTTACTTCGTCGGCTGGCGCGACCTCGTCGCGCATACCAAGCACGCGAACTGAATAAAGTTCTTGCTGTTCACGCCCGATTCCTACGCTTGGATCAGCCGGCACACTAACCAGGCTTACTTCGATCGGTTCCCAGCGCGAGACTTCGTACAGATCGTCGTCATCGTCCCCGTTTTCGTCGTCGTCGTCGTCACCGTTGAATAAATCATCGGGATCAATGTCGTCGTCGGGATCGTCGTCTGAACTAAAACGCTGCAATTCTGGGTTGTCAGTGACATCGGTATTTCTCCTTCGGATACAGCGCATTTGATGCGGGATATAACCGACTGAGATTGCCGTCTTGATGCCGGCAGCAATATCCCGCATGGCCTCTTGCCCATTCGGATTCGGGCTCAGCTCCGCGGTTGCTATCCCTTTGCCATCCTGCACGGCGTACGCCCTAACAATGCCGATCTGCCGGTCCCAATTGTGATTTTCCAATAACGGCACAACCCCGCGGTCCAAACGATCGGTTACCATGGCGCCTGGATCATGCGACAAAACTTCGCGAAAACTCAATGCACCGATCCTGCGACGCACCGGGGTACGGCTCGAAAAACTGAACGACACAACGCGTTTGTCGGTGTCGATGGCACCGTTATCGATCTGTGCCGCGCGATACAACGCCGGCGATTTTAGCGATTTCTTTTTTGAGTCGCGCCAGGTCGATAAGCAGATAGCGACATTCTGCTCTTGTGGCCGGTCGCTGTTCTTGCTCACCTCATGCATACAGCGGCCCATGAAATCGCTCTGTGATTCACCTTTGCGCGGCTTTGGTACGGGCATCCTACCCTAGAACTACTTTGCAGCCGTTTTCGGTGTCGTCGCTGCGGGCGGTTGTTTTTTCGGCGCTTGCTCTTCGGGTTCCTCTTGGGATTCAGTGCCTTCAGGCAGATCACTGGTCGGGACTGAGAGTGTCGGATTCCTATTGGCTGGGTTGCTGAACGTCAGTCCCCTGGAGGATTCAAGCTCCTTGTCGCGTTCGAGCTCGTCCAAAAACGATTCGTAATCAATCCCGCGCTCAGCTAACTCGCGCCTACGCGAGGTCAGCCCGCCATCGATACTATTGAGTGAACTCTGCACTTCCTTGGTCGGATCGACGTACGCGAACCCGCGCGGATTCCATTCGATGTTCTTAATGATTTGATCGACCTGCGTAATGGAAGCGCCATTGAGCTGGTCGCTCAAGATCGCGTATGGAAGCCATTCGGCAAAAATTCGGCTCAAGACATGATCAGCATAGAAACGCTGTAGCTCACGCCACCATTCGACCTCGATATCTTTGGCTGCACGCGCACTCGAGTAATTGTAGGATTCGAAGTCACTGGCCAGAGAATTATAGACGATCCCGAGGCCGGCAGAGATCTTGCGAAGGTGTTGTTTTCTAAATTCGCCATAACTTGCTCCGGGCACCTGCGGATCGAAGAATTTCAGCGTCTTGCCAAACGGCATTTCTTCAATAATGCCGGCCTGCAGCTCGCTGATGGTCTCACCCGTCGGCGCGATGCCTTGCCCCTCGTAGGGTTGCGCGCCTGGCGCTGTCTCGATGACGCCCATCTTAGAGGCGAAACATCGCTGCGCGATTAAGGTATATTGCTCAAATAAATCGAGTGTACGCAAATCGACCGCGTTTGATGCGAACCAGGACATACCGCGGACCTGCGTCAACCGGTCGGGAATGAACACGTGAATAATATCCCGTGCCGGAACAGATTTCCGAGGCGCCTGCTGATTCTGCGCGAACATGTCCGTTTGCGGATAATCGATGATATGATAGGCGACCGGGCGCCCGAAAGAATTGACCTCGACACCCATCGTTACGCGGTTATTCCCGAGCTGAGAATTGTAAAAAATATCCAAAAAATCACATTCCAAGACCTGCACACAAAAGTTGAACTTATTGCCGGCCGCAGGACCGCGGATGAATTGAATCAAGACTTCGCCGTCGACTGCAAGCCGTTGCAAGATCTGTTTATCGATCTCGAGCCCGCTGAATAACTGTCTGACCTCGTAATTTTGAATTGAGCGAAAATCTCTCCACCCATCCAGAATCGATTTGTTAAGTTTGGCGTTGAGGTTCGGCCCTTTTTGATTCGGTACTTTCGCGCCGAGCTTGATCCCGTGAAATCCGAGCACGTTAGCTTTGAGCTCGCGCAGGAAGCTTTTGACGTGCGGATTATTGCGCTCGAGGTCACGCACCCTTGCTTTGACGACGCGATGCGCATGGAAAATCTCGTAGTTGCCAGTGGTTAACCATGCACTCCAGTCCGCTTGCGTGTTTGACGGCATTGCCGCCTCGTAAATGCGCGTGGAACTTTTGAGTGATGGGAGAGTCACTGCGTTAACCGGTCGCATTGCCGCCCGCTGCGGTTCTTCAACCGGTGCCGGGAGCAACGATTCACCCGTAAACCATCGATCTATAGCCGAGCCGATTGCACCAAAAAAACCCATAAATTATGGTCCCCCGTACGGATAATAAGGATACGACGGGTACGGGCCGCCCCACGGGTTCTTGAACACCGGGATAATGATTCGATGCCGGCTATTGCCGCTCAGTGCGTCTTGCTCGTCTGAGACTTGCCCAGCAATATCTTTGCGCACGTCCCAAAGCTTCGCGACATCCCAGAGACGATAAGCCTTGCCGGCAAAGGTGACTTCTTCGGTGCGCTGGCTCAAGAGCTGCAGCAAGGTCGCATCACAAGCCGCCAACTGTTGCTGCAGCATTGTTTGGGTCGGTACAATCGTTGCCGGATTGGTTATATCGGCCAATGCCTGGACGACACCTTCCTGCAGCGTATAGCGCTCAGGCGCTTTGCTGACCATGACCGTATAAGCGAGCGTTCCGGCAGGCAATGTTGAGGTCTGGGCACTCGAAAATAGCCAATAGAAGATACCTTGGGAGAGCGTCGCATCGCTTGCGAGCCGCGTGGCCCCGGTCGCAAACGTCATGGTGGCAGTCCACGTGCCGTCGTTATACTCGCCGGCGCTCATATTGAATGCCCACGAGTCGCCAATATTGAGATTATTCGGAAAAATAATCGAGGGCGGCGCTCCGGAAATCGACATGGAACCATTCATAATCGCTCTTTAATCATCCAAAATCGCGTCGTTATCGCTAGAAATACTCGCGCCAAAGAGTAAAACCCCGTCAGGATCGCCGTGCAGGATCAAGTCGAGGTTATGACGGCCAATGGTTGGACACCGATCGCGCCGATGATTGCCCTTTTTGGCTGGATCAACAATGAGTAACAGCAAATAGGGCGCGAGATTCTTCATCAGAAAATAGAATTTCGTGAATTCAGCTGCGCTCAAGAGATCGGAAAAGCCTACCATCCATTGCATGCGTGTACCGTAGAGACGCCCAGCAACGATCTGCTTATGCCGTTTCAGGTCGTCGAACAACGCGCGTCTGACCTCTAACGCAGTCAAATCATGCAGCTCTCGCGAACGCTCGTGACTGAGTTGATGCACGCTCATACAGGCGTCCGCACAAGTGTGCCGGCGCGCCGTAAAGCCTTCTTGACAAAAACTCTCGACAAACCAGCGTTGCGCATTGATTTCCACTTCGTCGATGAGCGTCGTTTTGACCTTGCTCTTTATCTTGAAAACGAGGTCCTCAGCCGCGGTGTAATCATCGTTTTGCGCTGCTATCGTGTTCGATAATTCGCTGCTCAGCTCAGCGTAACGCTGCCAGGCGCGTCGCTGATTGCTGACGCTGGTGCGCAAACTCGAATCGATAATCTTCGAGATGTATGTAAACCCGCTACCTTTGCTCGGATCGAACTTGTGAATCGAGCGTAGCAATTTGAAATTGATATCGCTCAGGAGCTCGCTTTCGCTGCGGTACTGATTCGTCTTATGATGTCTGATCAGCGTTTCCGCGCGTCGTTGGCTCAGCGCGATGATATCGGCAAGCTCGCGCTGGTCGCGCGAAGATTGATACGAAATGATTAGACGCTCGATTGCGGCATTGTCGCAGTGAATAGCAGCCTGTCCATTGTGTTTCATCTCGGCGGCAGCCATCCTCGGCCAGGCAAGATCCGACGCGGCCGCAACAACTGCGGGCGGGCGACCTCCGGAGGGATAACGACCGGTTTTTCTGGTTGTTCGGGTTCCGGATCCTGCGGTTCCTTCTCTTGGGCACCTGACACCGGTTGCGCGAAACCTGCTGCGATCTTATCCCAGGAAATTGACGGTAAAGTCTCCAGCGCCGCCAGCGCGTAGATCCGCGCATCAAGCGCATGATTCGGGCGATTACTGATCAGGACAAAATAGGGCGCGGTCGCGCCTTTGATCATTTTTTCGCTGGTCAGTTGGGCGAAGTATTCCTCGTCATATCCGCACTGGATATTGGACGGGAAATGCTGATAGCTCGGACCATGCTCAAGCACCGTATTCAAAGCCGAGTAAAGGCGCTCTTTTGGGCCGTCAACGTGGAGGATTAGGAGGTTTGCTTGCTTTGCACCGGAGCGCTTGACCCATTGCGACGTGTACCCGCGCACCCCTTTTATCGCGAACCAGTACGCCTGCCGGCATCGCCGAATGTAGGCGTATGGCTGCGTCGGCTTATTTCCTGAATCGACGCACACGGCCGCGGGCCAGATCTCGTGTCCGCTCGCGTGCCGCCATTTCTTTGTCAGCCATTCAGTCAGATCATCAAAGACCTCGGGCAACTCAGTATTGCCTCGGAAACTCTTGTACGCGATGCCCCAGGTCTCGCCGCGGACACCGTGCCCGAGAATTTCGCACTCTAAGCGATTGCTTTGCACGTCGACGCCGGCCGTCAGCACCAGACAGCGCTGCGGTATGACGACCTCGCCATCGATTTCCTGATATTCCTCGCGCCGCGATAGAATGACGATATGATCTGGTGGCGGCAGCGTCTCGAGCGTGAACGTCTCGGCCAGGATTAGATTCGTGAACGTTTTTTTGCCCTCGAGCCCGAGCTTTTCGCTCCTGAAAAAACGGTCGACCAAATAATGCAGCCAGGATTTAAACCCACGACGGCAGGGCCCGAGCACAATGAACGCATTCGCCCAGTAGCCGCGCGTACCGTGGTGCTCGGGCTTTGTCGCAATCCAACGCCCTTTGCGCACGAGCGATTGCCGTTGCGCGTCGTTATACTTCGTTTCGCACGCAGGACATTCTATGTATGCTTCCTCAATCAAGTGAAGCTTCCGACCAGTCCTTTCTTCGAGCGACTTCGGCCAGCGAACGTCTTTCCACATGATCACAAACTCGTTTGCGCACTTCTCGCACGTCACAAACCATTTCCGAAAATCAGTCGACTCCATCTCGGTTGCGATCCGAGACATATCAGTCAGCGTCGGCGTCGAAGTCTTTGCCGAAAAAGCTTCTGGATGGCGAAATAAGCGCTGTTCGACCAGTGTGATGACATCACCTTCTTCACCTGCCGAGCTCGGATACCGATCAATCTCATCGAATATCCCCCAGCGCGCAGTATGCGCCGCCAATTGCGCCGGCGAATTGCTCCCGCCTAAGACCATCCATCCGCCCACAAAACTCTTGTGCAAGATGGTATTGCCACCCTCGCCCAGCCGCGAGCCTCTGGAATGCGACGCCGCTTCCATCTTTTTACGAAGCGGCCCACACGTATTGACCTGCGGCGTGAACCGATTCTTGCTCCAATGCGCCGCGTTAGCATCCGTCGGAAACACCATCACGCAGGTGCCTGGGTTCTGGTCGATCATCCAGGCAATGCCACCTTCCAGAATCGACGATTTGCCCAGCGCCTGGCTCGCAAACATCAGCGTCAGCGAATTGACCTCGGGATTCGCAAACGCGTTTAAGGGTTCAACCTGATACGGAAAATTGCGCCACCGCCCCGGTATCGGCGATCCTTTCGGCGCCACCCGATAGAGTTCCTGCCACTCAGCCGGCGAAATGTATCTCTTCGGCTCAAAGAGACTCAGCCACCACTTGAGAAACTCGTAAACCTGCGGATCGCTGACGACAATCGGCTTACGCTTTGGTTTGCGTTTCTTTCTTTGTTTCGAGGCGACTTTGGCCATGCGCGACCTCCTCCAAAACAAGCGGCCAGCTAGCCAGATCCTTTAAGATGTCCTCTTTGACCTTTCGATCCATATCAGCCGCCATGATTCGACTCGTGAACGCATCGACGATCAGCGCCAAACCTTTCGCCAGTTCAGTCCGCTTTAAGACTTCAGCCCGCGTGATCTGATTCTCCAGCGCGTACTTCTGTGCCAAGTGTTTCTGAGTCTCAATCCGCGCCTGATTCCAATCGACAACGGCTTGCTCAGCTAAACTCGGTTCTCGGGGTCGGGGTACGCCTGCCTGCCAGGGCATGGGCGATTCCTTAAACTATGTATATACATATGTCACTCGAAAAATTGTGGCGTCGCGAGCGCT